ATTGAGGCATAGTTGATGTGCTTATAGTCATGACCTAGCACCCAACATAGTAAGCCTCTTAATGCCATCCCTTAGCCTTCCAATGTTCCCATGCGTTACACGCATTACCTTGATATCTATGATCGATGTACTTAAGTCCATAGTGTATCTGTTCAATAGGACTCTTATCCTTAACTATAGGATTCTTAAGCTGAAGTAATCCATATACATAATCGCCTGTAGGGCTTGATAGATTGCCTATGGCTTTATGATTCCAAGCAGATTCTTTACCTATAAGCCTTGATAAACATATAGCTTCTTTTTTAGGTAATGCTAAACGTACATAATCCTTTGGTCGAATGGCATCTATTGAGCCACTATCTGCTACCGACATAGGTATAGATAGAGATATCCCAATAACGAAGGCTACCCCCCGGGCTATCCGCGAAGCGGCCCGGTGTGAGCCCTTGATGGGCTCTAGCCTAGAGTGTACCCACCTAGTCAAGTCGTTTATGTAGCAGGCATAACATAACCGCAGGTCAGAGCCTATATTTCTTAATCCTTGCAATGAGCGTGTCGCTCTAATTATCGGTTGAGTAGAAACCGCTTCCCTTAAATTGGACACTAGGAACTGAGTAAATCTTCTGCATAGAGCTGTGGCAGAACTGGCAAGTAACTGTATGTGGTTCATGGATCGATAACTCCTTCTCGTAGCGCAAGTTAGCCTCGCACTCTTCGTTGGTACATTCGAATTCATATATCGGCATTAGCGGCCTTCTCGCATGTCCGGCATGGGACTTCCTTTAGCTTCCACGATCCACATTGTGTACATCGTTCAGGCTCTAATTCTACCGAATCTTGCTGGATATCGCCGTAACCTGCTCTAAGCAATAGTTGAACCAAGTCTTGAAATCGCATAAATGCCAAATACTCTGAAGCATTTTCACCTTGGGTATTCATGCGACACACCACTGCGCTCAGCTCCTTGCCTTGCGCTCTCTTCTCGACCTGCTTCAACCATGTGAGGGGCTGGAAATCGCTTCTAGCCTTGACTTCTATGTCGAACGGGACATTGTGAATGTCTTTCCCAGACCCCCTACCGATGCTTGCGTTTCTCCACCATTGCGAGAGATAGGTTGCGACCACTCGCTCAGTACGAAAGCCTCGATGTTTCCTGCTTTGACTAGGCATTGATTAGGTTATGCCTTCCCAGCAGAATTAACTGTGCCGCATTTATCGCATTTCCATTCGTGCTGTAACGCCCTTTGTTTAATCTGTTGAACTGTTGGCGGGGTATTACATAACTGGCAGATAATGGCAAAGCCTAATTTCTGTAGATCATAAGCTGATTGACGTGCAGCGTGTAGTTGCTCATCGGTAGGGAATTGCTCCCACTCATCATCCATATTCCTGAAATATAATTTACCCACGTTTGACCTGCTTACCCCAAGTACCATCTGGCTTTATCTCATACCAGATAGGATCACAAGGCTGTTGTCCGCCGGGCATATCTCTAGTGCTAGTTTCTGGGCATCGCCACATTCCATATTGCTTACCCTGTTTGCTCGTGCCGGTCTTCCAAATTCGGGATCCATGAATGCAACTCTCGTCCACCGGCGTGGCACCCAATGTAGATTTCACCATCTCGACTGCTGTCTCCATAGTTTGTACTGGCGCAGCAAAACTCTGATTCCATGGATCCGATTCTACAGGCACAGGCACATATTCACCTGAAGTCTGAGCCATTTTAGCCTTTACTTCTTCGACCTTAGCCTTTACTTCAACGCCTTTTGCAACCTTTGACATTTCTTCGCGAGACGCTCTCTTTCCTTTAGTAGCGTAGCCCGCATTTGCGAGAGCGCGACCAATCGCACTTGTTTCGCAATTCTCAAGAGCAGAAGTAGCATTGACGCCGCGACCCTGGACTGTTTCTTCAGCAAGGCCAGTCGTCCAAGGTCTAACATCAGCCTCAGTTCGAAAGATACTAGCTTCAACGATAAAGCGAGAAGAAGTGCTATCCAGCAATTTCGTATGAATCTGACCATCGGGATGTTCCTTCCAGAATTTAACTAGTCGTTCTTCGACTGTCTCGTAATCTTCTAAATTAAACATAAAGTTCATTCTCCTCTGTATGCAGTTGTCCGGCTATCGCCGCGTAAGCTGCGAGATCGACGTAAGTGTCTGTCTTTGCAGTTTCCATGCTTCTTGCGATTTTGACCATCGCCATACACATTGCGACTTGATAATCAGTAATTGGCATTTCGAGGTATGCGCTCCACAATCGTGCTGTGCGTTGCATATTGTCCGAAGGGTGTCCGTAATCAAGTCCTCGGTCTTGAATGGTGGCTCTTGCTTCGTTGAGGTAGTCACGAGCGTTCATCGGCTAACCTGATGCTGTGTCTGCGCCTTAATAAGCCGGCGGGCATTAATCTTGCCCTGAATCTTGCCATGTTCGTGTCCTTTGGCATAACCAAGTAAATAACCAAAGATAAGCCCTAGTGAGCCCATTCCAATAAGTGCATGATCTATATTCATGACTGCTCCCATTCCGCCAGTATTTCTGACTTGTGAGAACCTTACATGAGCCTAAATCGGCATCCGCCTTTTTTAGATAACGAAACGATAACGATTTGGCTAGGGTCTTCATCCTCCATATAGGGGATAGCGATGCTAGCGGGCGCGTCCATAGACCTTGCCCTGATAAACAAATGACCCATCTTTCGGATCAATAGGAATAAGCTCTGGCGTGAAACGCTTGCTTATTAAGGTGCCTACGACGAAGCCCATTTGCCAGTTAGCATAACCTCGTGTGTAGCCCATTCCAGGGCTTGAAAGGTCAACTAGGTTGCCAACCTCAACTCCCCACACAATACGCCCGTATCGGCCTCCAGAGGCCTCAGAATGGGCTGATAGACCAAGCCTGTGCGTGTGACCCGACACGATTGATTTACCCATGCGCATTGCGCCATTTAAGGCCGTTTGACCCGGCTTATTGGATAGTGGGAAAGCGTCTCCATGGCAGGTATGCCAGCCTGGAGCAAAGTCAAAGCCATTTGGATGGTAACGAATACCGGCCTTGTCGTAACCCATAAACTTGTCATATTTCAGTTCAGGAAGATTCATAAATGCTGGCAACCTGCGGGATAAAGATTTGTAGACTCGGGCGCCATGGTTAGATCCAACTACATCGGTAACTCCAAGGTACTGGAGAATCTCTAGCGTTAGCTTACGATCCTCATCGATGTTGCCTTCTACCTCTTGCCATGGCTGAGCAAAGCCACCAAGCTGCGGCAGGTCGATTTCATCGCCAATGCAGATGGTTTGGTGAGGCTTGTAAGCCCTTAAAAACTTGCCTAGATTCTTGACTGCTGCTTCGTGAAAGAAAGGTGCCTGAATATCTGATATCCAAGCAATTCTTTTTACTGTCATTTAGTCCTCGTCGTCGTCCTCATAGGGGATATTGTCGATTCGATTAGGTAAGCCAGGGATAATCCAATCAGGGAAGGATTCACGATCACCGAGCATCCAGAAAGCATGAGTCTCTGAGAAACCTGCGCGGCGTAATGACTTGTAATACTCGTTCATCGCTATGCAGTAAGCATCAAGAGCGCTGTAAGTATCTAAGTCTATGACTGGTCGTTTCCTTGCCATAGGTTAAGTGTTACTTACCTAACATCTCGATTATGGTATCGACACGCGCTTCAAGGCGATTGACCTGATCCTTGATAGAAGAGCCGCCATTAGGTTTTAACTCTGCTAGGTAATGTTTAATCATGAACTGCGTATAAGCAGCCAAGCCGCCTAGAACTGTAACTACTCCTACAGCCCAAGCTGCGAGGTCTGCCGCGGTCACTTCTTAGGAGTTGCGTATCCGAATACGCCCGCTAATACAGCCCAAAGAACTGAACGATAATCAAGTGCAAAGTTAGACGCACCCCACGCAGCCAGAAATGCTCCGGCTGTAAGGATTGCTGGATTTTTCATATTCATTCAGTTCCGCCTATCATCGGGATATTAAAGAACGAGCCATCTGACTCGCCTTTCTTAGTGAAAGAAATGTGGCAATGCTTCCGATGCGGATTAGATCCTTTGTAAGTTCTCCAACGCCAGCCCAAGATAGGCGATGCAATTCGTCCATCGAAGATGATGTATTTAATGCGCTTGTCTCGCTTTGCAGCTTGACGAATCTGATCTGCCAAATTAGGCATGAGGTCTGGCTTTCCGGATTGACCTGCAAGGTCTCTGTCAATGTCCAGGGCAAATACCCAGCCTTTAGCATCGGGGATGTGATCAGAGCGACCCGCAGCAACATGTCTTGCATCCGCCACCCAACCATCACTACGACGATCTCTATCGGGGAACGACTGGTCAACCTGCTCACGAAACTGCCACCCAGCCTTGCATAACTTTGGGGTCATGCCAGTAAGAGTTTAGCCTCTTCGGCTGTGATGCCTAGACGATCTAATAGTTCTGCTTTTGCCTTAGCGCTAGCAGCGGCAGCAGCTTCTTTCTGCTTTTCTTCGAAAATAACTTTGGCGGATTCGAGATAGTAATTTTCTAGCTCTTCGCCTTCCATTTTGTACTTTTCGCCATTAGTTTGGCCATAAGGCTCTGGATTGGCTGCGCGTAAATCTTTGATGATTTGAGTAAGTGTCATGTCTATTCCTTAGCTATTCTGATATCCATAGATGCGGACTGTGCCTGTCATAGTGCCGGTACTGCAAGCCATACGAATACCATCGATTGAGGTAGTTTGCGGATAAACGGAAAGATAATTGACTGTGTAAGCATTATCTGTGCTGAGGATTTGTGCCTTTGTAAATTCAGAGACTTGAGGATCACCAATTGTCATGGTCATCAACTTTCTGTCTGTACTACTTGTAACCGAATAAATGTCATCATCAGAAGTCGATGAAACTACATTCCAAGTATTGTTTGTGTATTCGGTATACCAAAATGTGGTTTTATAGCCTGAAGTAATAGTTGATCCACCTGAACGATATTGGATTGTATGTACGTTGCCGGTGCTTTGTTCAATGTTAGCCAAGATTAAATAATTAACATAACTTGATGTAAATTTGCTATCAATGTTAACCGCTGAAACGGCTGAAAGGGTTTCAGTGTGTACGAGAACCAAACCATTAGTGGTTGTAGCAGGTGTTGTCCAAGCAAGGCCAGTTGCGGCGGTTGAATCGGCTGTTAAAACTTGTCCATTTGTGCCGACTCCAAGACGTGCCGGTGTGTCAGCTGCGGTAGCAGCAATCAGATCACCCTTAGCATCGACAATGGCGTTTTGAATAGCGTTTGAATCATCTTGAGCAACCCATGAAAAGTCCATGTCTGTGCCAGAAGCCTTGGCTAGTACCTGGCCTGTGGTTCCGCCTTTAAGATCAACTAGCGAAGCATCAATACTGTCGCCAAGCAGTTCAATGGCTGTAGCGCCATCTTTTACGAGGTCAGTCGATACAGGTACCGACCAGCCAAAGTTGGGTGTTGTTGTTGGCATTATGCCACCGCTCCAATCGCGTTAAGCCAAGTCAGGGTAGGACTTAGGGTGTTCCAAGCTTCTGCTGGGTTTACAGACTCCCATTTTACAGCAACTTGGCTGAAATTAACCGGTGACGCATTGAGCGTAATGGTTAAATTGTTTAGGCTTGCTCTGAATGTCCAGCCTTCGACGTATCCTTGAAATGAGCCTTCGGAGATGTTGGGCGGCAAGTTCTGTACCCAGATAGGCAATCCAGTAAATATGTTGATTAAGATGTCTCGGTCAGAATCATCAATTTCTGGATTACCTAATTCAAAGGTTATGTTTTGGAACCTTGGATATGGCTCGGATCGAAGAGCTATAACTCGGTCTGCGTATGACTCAGCATCTACTGTGTCCTTGATGCTTGATAAAAACGCCTCGCCGTAAGTTCCATAATCGATGATGCTCTGTGCATCTTGAGCGGTGTATACGCTATTGCCGTTATTGCCGTAGGTTATAGTGAATTTATTGCGCAAATCTCCAGCTCTAGTTGAAACGGCTAGACCAACGCCGTTAGCGTGGTTTGCATCTAGGGTGGTGTATCCATTGGCTGCCAAATAATCCTGCCTGTGGGTGCTGTCCGCATATCCTATATTTCCGCTAGAATCTTCGTAAAGCAGTCCCAATGCGCTAGTGGCAATAGAAGCACATAAGCTGTAAAGGTCTGTCTCATTACTGGATCGAGCAATCATAAGAAAATCGCCTGGGCGATCAATTTCGCCAAGGCCTAAATTAAGGGCATTAGCCCAAGTTTCTGTAGGGTCGTAAGTAGCCCATGTCTGCGCTGCTGCCACATCTTGCCATTCGCCCAGAAGGTAATTATCTAGAAGGCTGTAAATCTGGTCGCCATCTTGATCCTGTGCCAATATTCCAGCATCAATTATCTTGGTTAACTTAGCCAAAGCGCCAAGGGCTGTAATCTGAATAATTGTAGTAAATTGAAGGTTGCCTGAACGATTTACCGCTGTAGTGAAATCTGAAATAGTGCCACCAAAGATAGGCACGAAAGTCCCTACGCTATTAGTTACTTCAATGGTGATGCTGGTTCCTATAGTAAAATCGTAAGCAATGTTATTTACATTTAACAACTGAACTTGGCAATAGCCTGCGATGGGCTGGGTGTTAATGTCTGTGCGCCCGCTGGTAATCGTTAAATTAGCCAGGGTTACATCGGTTAACTCGACGGCATTTACTAGAACTTTATAGGTCGGTGTATATGCGGTCATGCGTAAATTCCAGCGCCGCCCAAAGTTCCTCGAGCTGACGAATCGTTTAGAAGTCCAACTATCTGGCGGGCTGTAGATTCAGGATCGATGGCTCCGTTGACTGTAATGCTGGTAGTTCTACCTTGAGCAAAAGCTCTTAGGCGAGCATCTGAATCTATAATCTCAGCTGAAAGCGCTGGTACTGAGCTACTGGATGAAGTAGCAAATGAAGCGTTTGAGAATGAGGCTCCGCCGGATGCTGATGCCCCGCTGAAGAAGTTGCCTACCGCGCTGCCTGCGCTCTTGATGGCATCGATGATGCCTTTAATGGTGTTATATATCTTTGTAATCTTGTCAACGAATGAAGCAAAGGTGCTGATGAGCCCAGCGACAATCTTGCCTAAAACTGTAAATGCTCCGCCAAGGATTTCACCTAAAATGGGCGCCAAAGTGTTTTTTGCAAAGCTTGCAATGTTTCGCATAAGGTTATAGAAAGGCTGTAATTCATCATTGTTTGCAGCTAATGAGTTCCTTACTGAGTTAAATGCGCTGCGCAAGCCATCTAGGATTGGCTGGAAAACTTTGACAACTGGACTTAACTTGTCGCCAATATTGCTAGTAAATGCTTCGATGGCAGGAACGACTCGATTTACAATCAACTCAACTAGCGGCGTAATAGCGGTAAGAATAAAGGCACCGACTGTTTCCTTGCCTTCATCAAAGGCTATCTGCAACCTCGTTAACTTGCCCTGGAATGTGTCTGCCTTGGCTGAAGCCTGATTCTCGAATGTATCGGCTAGTTTGGCAGTAATGGCATCCATGTCCATGGTTTTAAGCTGAGCGGCTGTAAGGCCAATACCCAACTTAGCAAGAGATGCCGTCTGGCCTTCTGCTGCCTTTGCCAGAGCGTTGGTTACAGTCTCTAAGGATTTACCCGATCCTGCTGCTACGTCGATGGCTACGGCTTGTAGCTTCTGTGCTTTATTAAGGTCTCCGGTGGCTCGAGACAACCTTTCCAGAGATGGACGAAGCTCGTCATCGGTAATTCCCACAGCTAGTGAGGTTTTGGTTATGTAATCTTCTGTTGCCGATATCTGGGCTTCTGTAGCGCCTGTGACGTTCTTGAGAGTAAGGGCTAACTTGGTCTGCGCTGCGGCATCTTCTATGGCTGATTTAACGCCATCAATGGCTAACTTGCCTGCATAGGCTACAGCTGCGGCTCCTGCCGCTGCAAAGGCTAGTCCAGCCTTCTTGCCAAAGTCTGAGACCTTATCGCCAAAGGTAGAAACGTCCTTATCGGCTGTCTTAAGATTCTTAGTGAAGTTATCAACATCAGCAAGGAGCTTAAGCGTTAACGCTCTAGTACCTGTTGCCATTAGCCCCACTCCTTCAATACCTTGGTAAATGATTCAGTCCATCTAGCAACTATCTCAGGTTGAATCCTGCGAAGCGTTGGATAAATAAACCAACCCTTAGAGCCTCGACCTTGACGGCCTGACCACACCGGGAACTGCTTAAACTTGTTAGATCCGAATTCTGAACCGCCCCAGATATCTCTAGTGGTTGCCCCACCTGAGAACTTCTGAGAAGCAAAGCCATAAGTAATTTCACCAATGCGGCTAGACTTCTTAACCCTAGAGCCATCTGCAATACGTCCGGCAACTTTGCTACTTTGTAGCGACCTTGCCTTCTGGATAACTTCTGCTCTAGCGAATTCAGCCAAAGCGCCTGATTGACGCTTGGCTTCATCGTTGGCTTCTTCACCCATATTCTTTAACGCCTTAAATACCTGACGCAGTTCTGTCTGGTCAAGTGCTACAAGTTCACTTGCCATTTCTCTGCTCCAGTATCTCTATAGCTGTAAGAATATCTTCGGCAGTTTGCCATTGATCCATAGGGATTTGTGTGGCTATTGCCAGTTCAATCAAGAGTCGGCTTACGCTTCCTCTTGGATGACTTTTGGGTCTCCTTCACCTACTTCGACGTCTGCGACTGATTCCATCCAGACCTCGAGCGGCTTGGTTGGCTTTCCGCCGGCATCACGCTTCATGGCGCTGTGAGCGACATAAAGAATGTCCCACATTCCGCCGAACTGAGCGATGACCTTTTTAGTTGTCATTTCCCAGCGGGCGTAATCTGGAGGACGAACCATGTAAGTGGTTTCGGATCCATCTGTATATTTAATTGTTATCTGCTGTTGCATTGTTTGCTCCCGTTTCTATTTTTTAGCTGAAGGTCTCTGTGACCGCGCCGTTTGACACAAGGAAAGTATAGGAGACTGTCTGAGCATCCATGCCTGCGCCACCCACTGTTGGGTAAGAAGGCTTGATTGGGAATGAAAAGACTGCACCTGTCGCAGCTGTAAGGCTGATGGTGATATCTGTGTCTGGTGCTGTGTCGCAGGCTGTCCAGAGTGCTTCGCATACTGAGTTAGCCTTGCCCCAGTCTGCAAGCATGTCGAGCTGGAATGTCGCTGTGACGTTAGTGGTTTTGTAAGCCTCGCCATCGAGAGTTTGATAGGTCTGACGATCTAGAACCTTTGTCAATACTGCGTTGGTTGCCTGTGCCTCGATATCTGTTCCACCTGTGAAAGATAGAGAAATATCGCGACCTGTGATTACTACAGTTGCCATATTATTTTCCTTTAGTTTGTTTGTGTATAGTAGGTAGAAACTCTGATATCAGCCACCAAAACATTGGAAGGGCCAACTTGAGTTACTGTTGGTTTTTCAACCGCTCCGACGATGTACCCAACTGGGATTACCTTCAGAACACTTATGACGAGCTGCTCGAGATTGTCGAGCGATGCAGGGTTGCTGTTATATGCAACCGCTACTGAGATAACAAGATTAACTTTGATGTGAAGCGTCGAGCCGTTAATAGTTTCCATTTCCAGATAGGGAGAATCTGGGACTGTCACTACGAATGGCACCATGGGAGCCTCGGGAACGTAGGCATAAACGTTGCCTGCTACGCCTGCAAAGGCTGTAGCTAATGGCTGACGAACTGTGTCAAGGATTGTAGATGCAGGCATTATTGCACCATTGAATCGGTGTCGATAAACGCTCCGAGAAGTCCTGACACTCGATTGAACAAGCTACGGCCTAAGCGGTAAGGGCTTACTTGGGTAAAGTCGATTCCCTCGATCTGTCCACCTGGAGCGATGCGAGATTGGAATACTTCTACTGATACGGCTAGGACTGCTGATTCTACCGCGGCGTTGCCTACATAAGTAGCTGCGCCAGATAGTGTGGCCAAGCCTGATGGAATTACTTTGCGCTCTGTAATGTCGGCGTTTACTAGGGCTACTGTAAAGAAGCCGTTAAATTCTCTGTATGAACCATCAAGGAATATGCGTGAGTTAGATCGTAGAACGAATGAATCGTAATCTAGGTTGCTAGATTCTAGGATTGTAAAGGTACCGTTGAATGGGGAGCCTACGCCTGTAACGACTACGCTCTGACCCGCTGAAAAGTTGTTATCGCCTAGGACGTAATATGTCGCGATGTTATCTTGAAGTGAAACTACATCAATAGGGCTTGAATACTTAACTAGCATAGGCAAAATTACTGTCTCTGCTGTATCAATTACATCATTCAAGTATGCGTCGCTATAAAGGGCTGTAGAGACACCAAGGACAGACCTCAGCTCAGCTGCGGTAACTATTGTTGGCATCTCTACATCCTCTCTATTAAACGACTGGGGGAGCCACCGGGAGCAGCAGCTCCCCCATGATTAGTTATTGGTTATGCAACCATGTAGCGGTAAGAGCCTGCACCAATTTTGGTAGCGATTGCGCCGTAGCCGTAGTATCCAACTTCAACCTGACCTGTTGAGATTAGGTTGGTCTGAAGTGAAAGGCGTGGGCTTTCGTACCATGTGTATGAATCTGGGTTAATGACGATCATTGTGTTATCGCCAATTCCTGAACCATCTGTCAAAGCACGAGAAACGCGGAGGTTAAGTCCGAGTAGGTTTCCACGAACCGCTGTGGCTGTAAGTGAGCCGCCTGCGTTCTGTGGGTTAATTGTCTGCTGGAAAATTGGACGATTTGAAGAATCGACTAAGCCCATCAAAGTTCCCCATTGTTCTGGTGAAACTACGATGTTTTCTGCAAAGCCAAGGGTTCCCTTGTAAATAGAAACTGCTGCATCTGACACGAAGTCTGCTGCAAGTGCGCCTGTTGTAATTGCTGCGCGGTTTCCGCCGTCTGTTCCGCCGTTGATTAGCGCGGTTCCAACTGCTGTGTCTGTGGCCTTTGCGTAAGCAAACTCCATCTGACGTACGAGTTCAGCAAAGAACGCTGGTGAGCTGCGATCTAGCAACTCAAGCGAAAATGTCTGACGGCCAATGAACTTCTGGACATTTACAGTAACGAACGCGCTGTTCATGTCTGTCTCAGATGGCGCGCCACCTTCAGATGCAACTGCAACTGTTGGAGCAACTGTGATTTTAGGAATTTCGAAAGTCATTCCTGCATCTGGCAATGCGCCTGATGAAATTGAGTCAATGAATGGACGATCTGCGTTTGAGATGCCATTGATAACTTCTGTGAGTTGACGTGTTGGTACGAGACCAGCATTGTCTGTTGTATCTGCTGCCGCTGCAACGTACATCTTTGACGTGTCGTTGCCGAGTGAAGCGCGTACTGAATGCTCGAGATAAGAAGCCTTATCAACGATTGGGTTACGAACAGTAGTTGAAATATAAGGTGCTGTTGCAGCCTTTACTTCAACCTTTGCAGCTTCTACCGATTCAGCGGCAGGAGCAACATCTGGATTGGTAGTGTCTGACACTTGTTCTCCTTCTGTGGTTGATTGTGTTTCTTCCTGAGATGTCTCAGAAACTTCGTTTTCTACTGCCGCTACTTTTGCGACCTCAGCGCCGGGAATTGCGCCGTCTGTGACAAGGCTGACCTCGATGAGCTTGGATGAACTGATAGCCATAACGCCATCCTTGTTATCCCAATCTTCAACATCTACTCCAACGCTAAAATCTGAGCGAAGGCCGGTAGCAGCTTCTTCAAGAGCATCGTTTCCGGCTGTTGTCTTTGCAATCTTAAATTCTGCTGTGATGCCAGTTTCATCTTCTGAGAATGAAATCATTTTTCCAAGTGGGCGAGTTACATCGTGCTGTAGAACCAGCTTGATGTTCTTAGCCATGGTGATTGAATCAGACTTAAACATAGTGCGGCCTGCTGATGTGTTGCCTTCAGCGTTCCAGGTCACGATGCGGCCTGCGATGATGCGAGATTCTGCGTCCGCCGCTGTAATGGCGTATGGCATGGTTATCTTCATCGGGTCTCCTTGTTATCGATTAGATCTTCTTCTTCACGAATCTGCTCGACGCTCATGGCGCCGATGCGATTGAGAATTTCATATACTTGAGCGCGCTGTAATGCATCTGAGCGCAGGAATTCATCTAGTGAGAAACGAATCTCGCCAGTTGACGGGCAAAAGTCTGGCATAGATAAACGCTGTTCAATGCTCGCGAGGATTGGCTTCATGGAGAAGTCGATAAGAGAGCGACGCTCCGAAACGCTGTTAGAGTAGGTCATGCTCGATGCTTCGGCGCTTACGAAGTAGGCAGGAAGGTTGCAGGCGCGAGCCAATTCCAACGCGACGTACTGACGAGCCTCGTTCAGCTGTAATTTGGCTGGATCGATGCCCAACGCCTGCAATTCAACATCAGCATTAAGAAACGCTGTTGACTTTGTTAGTCGAGCAGTTCTCCATGACTCAAGAAGTTTAGAGATGCGCTCCGCTGGAAGATTTGTGCCATTGGACTTAAGAACCTGTAGCGGAACTGGCTCTTTTGCAAATGTTTCCGCTGCTTGCTCTAGTGCGTGAGCTGCACGAATTGTGCGGCCTGCACGATTAAGCAGACCTTCATCGAGGCCGTAGAACACTACAAGCGAACCGACTCCCTGATTAGGAACTACTGAACCATCTACTTGATAGCCGACAATTTCTGTGTCGTTATGATTTAACTTTACTGTTACGCGATCTGGTGCAACGCGAGTCCAAGCGCGGACGCGACCTGTATCTCCGTATTGCTCCATAACTTGTCCATAGCCAACGCCATGGAATAGTAAATCTTCGGCAAGCCATGCATAAATTGCTGAACCGGGAACGCGTGGGTCTGGCTGGTTAATAACTGCCGGTGTTCCCATGTGCGATCCATCAACCTTTGAGTATTGCTCTAAAGGCAAGGCTGCAAGAGTTGAGCAGATGATGTTTCTAGCGCGAGCAATAGTTGGTACTGCCATCGCTTGCTGGCGAGAAGCTACTGACTGGGTAAATACGAAAGGATTGAAAGAAGCTGTGTTGTTGAACGGCGCAGGGGTAGAAGCGGCGTCGACTGTAATCTCGACGGCTGGCTTAGATGATGTAAAGATGTCCCGGATTCCCATTGGACATATTATACGCTATTGCCTAGACATTACCCTATCTGAATGTCAACCTCTGACTCAGCGCGTGTCGCAAAGTGAGTAACCATCGCCGAAGCAACTGCACCGCAGACAATTCCAGAAGCTTTACGACCCATGACCCAACCACCATCGCCCCGAGTTAATTTAACGGCGCTAAGAACTTGCTTTGTTAATTCTTCTTGATTCGAATGAGCAAGGCGAAGGCTAGAAACCGCTGAAACGAATTCATCGCAACTCTGTTGATATTCCTGACCTGTGATTTCATGGATAGGGATTCCGGCAGGCGCTAGACGCGCTGCAACTGCTGAGGCGGTGGATTTGCTATAGGCAACGGCATTAACTGGGAACTTGCGAACCCAGTAAGCAATATCGTTAGCCATTTCTTTATCATCAAGGTTAACTGGATTAAACCAAGTATGAAGAAGGCTTACCATGAACCTATCCCCATCAATGCGCTGGCCTGCAACGAGCGACCCATGCTTTCTGTCCGGGCTTAAATCAATAGCCATCCAAGTATCGACTTCTACATCGAGTTGAGGTAGGTCATCGACCTTGCACTTCTTCCATTCGGCTTCTGAGATAACTGGGTTAATCATCGAGACGAATTGGCAAAGGATTTCTGTCCTAAAGATATCTTCACGATCTGAAAGGCTGTCCTTGATATTGTCCTCGTGGACTGTATGACCAAGGCTCGGGTTACTTTGGTACCAAGCTTCTTTATCGGTTATCTCAGCACCCGGCTCGGCGCTCCATTCAAACCAGCCAATAGAATCATCGGCTCCCTCACTAGCTGCAAGCCCTCGCTCTCGAAACTTATGCAATAGAACTGAGTTGGCGTGGCCTGCGTTGGAATAGACATAAGCCTGCGGGTTAGGATTCGACATCTGGGTAAATCGCATCGAACTCCAGACGTCTTCTGTATCGAATTCTCGTAACTCGTCAATGTGGATTACATCCGGCGCTGCAATACCTCGAGCAGCTGAGTTACCGGCTCTGATTAGGTATCGAGCCTTGTTCTTAAACCGAATCTCCTGTGATCCTTTAGATTCGTACTTTTTAGCAAAGTTATCTAGCAGCACTTGGGAGTTCTCGATAATCTCTGAGACCTTAAAGAAGATTTCTGATGAGGTCGTTAATTTGTGAGCTGTAGCCAGGTGCATTTTTTCGCCCAGCACATAAATCCCAAATAAGATTCGTAGCGCCATGAAGGTAGATTTACCTTGCTGACGTGGAAGCATGATGCCTATTAGCGGATGCAACCATCTGCCGTCTGGCTTATATCTAAGGCAGTCTCTAGCCAACTGTTCCTGCCAAGGCAAGAGCGGAAACCCGATATCGATGCAAAACTGAATCATCTCATCGCCCCGAGTAGGCAAATCGCTAGGCTTGGAGCGGATTCTAGGCGTTTGAGAGCCATATCTTACTTCTGTTACCCCTACCTCAGCCGTTTGCAGCCCATCTGAGACGTTTTCAGCCGTCATGACTGGTTCTCATCCGATTCAAGCCGATAATGACTTGTTGAGGCGTTTTTGGGGTAAAAAGAAACAG